AGTTCGTCGGCGGGAAGATGTTCCTGGTGAAGTTCGGTTCTCACCGCCGGGATCCGGTTTGGCCAGTCGATGTTTTCGTGCCCCAAGTAAGTGACGCTCAAACAATCCTCGGTTCGATGCTTGCCGACGCGATAAACGGCTTTCCTGTGCCGCACTATCCACGCTGCCTGCAAAAGGCGCACGAAAACGCGGCGTTGGTAGATTTTGACTTCGATATCCTGCAGGACTTTATCTACGAAGGTGTAAGAATGAGTCTTGGCAGTGATGCCGGAACACTAGACGCGTTTCAGCTGCAGGACGCCGACCCGGCGCAACGGCGCTACGGATAAGGCGATAATTGATGAAAGAAATCCAGCTCTTTCCCAAAGATCAGGTTGTCGGCATCTTTCGCGGTTTTCAGCAAGGCGGCATGGAGTTCCATGCCGACCTGGTCCTGCCATATCGGAATGAGTTCCAGAATATTCCGATGCACGGGCAGTTCCTGCTCGTTCAGTTGGAAACGTCCGACGAGGCGGTGCTTGGACGCATTGCCTCATTCTCCTCGGAGGGCAAGCTTTCGTTCGGATCTGGTGAGGAATTCAACATCCGTGCGGTCCGAGAAGACCGACCAATACCTGAAGACCTGCGCGAGCAGTACCTCAAGTACCGGGTGAACATTCGGGTCCTCGGTGTTCTACGCAGGAACGGGAAGGGGCTAACCTTCGTGCCGTCGCATCGCCGACTGCCGCATGTCGGAAGCAAGGTGGCCCTCCCGAACGAGGACGTGCTGCGCGAGATAGCCGGTCACAACATCGATGGTGCTCCCATCGGCCATCTGGCTTTCGGCGAATACATATATGCCGCAGGCGACACGTCGTTCCAGTCGCAGGAATGGATGCAGGTCGTCGCCCCCGAGGTTCTGGTTCGTTTCCCGATCGAATCTCTGGTGTCCCGACGCAGCTTCATCTTCGCCCGAGCAGGCTTCGGGAAATCGAACCTTAACAAGCTGCTGTTCTCTAAGCTCTATGAGATCACGCCATTCGTAACAAAGCGCGCCGGCAAGCAGGTGCCTGTGGGTACGGTCATATTCGACCCGGATGGAGAGTATTTCTGGCCAGACGACAAGGGCCGCCCGGGACTCTGCGACGTTCCTGCACTGGAGGACAAGCTCGTCGTCTTCACCGACAGGAAAAACCCAAGCCCATTCTACCAGTCGTTCGTCGCAGGCGGGATCAAGCTTGATATTCGTCGTCTACGTCCGGGCGATGTTATTTCGATCGCGCTCGGACCCGAACGTCAGGAGCAGCAGAACGTTCGCAAGCTCCGCGGGCTTCCTCAGGACCGCTGGGAGTCGCTGGTGAACCTGATTGACACCAACGGCAACACCGCGCCGCTTGAAGACCTTTGCCGACTCCTCGATCTCGATCCGCAGCGGCAAGAGGCCGAGGCCTTGGCGGCCAGAGCCAACATGACGTCCATTGTGAGAATGTTGCACGACAAGGGCAGCCAGCTGATGGACATGCTGGTTCATGCTCTGTCTGAGGGAAAATTGTGCGTGATTGACGTCTCTCAGATGCGGGGTGGTCAGTCGCTGGTGCTCTCGGGCCTGATCCTGCGCCGAATTTTCGACCGCAACCAGCAGGAGTTCACTGCGGCCGATCCCAAGACAATTCCAACGATCGCCGTGGTCGAGGAAGCGCAATCCGTCCTAAACGAGAACGCCCCAGCGGCCGAACCCTACGTCGCTTGGGTGAAGGAAGGCCGAAAGTACGACCTAGGCGCGCTCTTGATTACCCAGCAACCGGGCAGCATCCCCGTCGAGATACTGAGTCAAGGTGACAACTGGTTTATCTTCCATCTCCTGTCGGCAGCCGACCTCACTTCGTTGAAGCGCGCGAATGCTCATTTCAGCGATGACCTGCTCAGCTCGCTGCTCAACGAACCCATTCCAGGCCAAGGTGTCTTCTGGAGCTCTGTCGGAGGAAAACCATATCCGATTAGTCTGCGCGCACTGTCGTTTGAGAAAATGTTCGCGATGCGCGATAGCGATTACAGCCATTCGGCCGGCAAGACCTTCGCCCAGTCGCTGCGCAAGACTTTCTCGGCAGCGACGGCGCACTCAACTGCGGCACGCAACGCGGAACCAGGGGGTGCCGGACCATTGTTCCGTGACGCGGTCGATGGCGACGAACCGGAGGCGGTCGATGTCATGGCCAATATTGAGGAGCGAGCGATCGCTGCCCTGAAGGAGGCACGAGATCTCCGCCAGAAGCTCGAATCAGCGAATGGGACGCCCTGGTTCGGGGTTCAGAAGTTTCTGATCGACAACCTCCCCGAGCACTTGGAGGATCGGAATCAGTTTGCCTACAATCTTGTTCCCAAGGCAATGAATTCAGTATTCGGGCAACAACCTGCTTGTTGGGAAACGTTCAAGAATCCAGACACAGGAAAAACTTGGATAAGAGTCAAGAAATGACTCATTGCCAAGAATCTTATGATACCGCCCTGAACGGTATTTGCCCGTATTTTACGATGTTCCCGCTTGATTTTCCGCTCGATATCCTGAGGAAGCGCGCGCTACCAGGAGACCGTGTTCTGGATCCTTTTTGTGGTCGCGGAACCACGAATTTCGCGGCACGTCTTGTCGGCCTAGATTCCTTAGGGGTTGATTCCAGTCCGGTTGCCGCAGCCATAGCGGCTTCCAAGATAGCGACGGCGTCCCCCGCCGAAATTGTTGACGAAGCTCGAAACATCCTGAGCGAGCAGAGTGCCCGCCAAACTCCTTCCAGCGATTTCTGGCTATGGGCGTTTCATCCGAACGTGCTGGACGCGCTTTGCCGATTTCGGGAGGCATTTCTGATGGATTGTACCACAGATGTGCGTATTGCCCTCCGCGGTATCATCTTGGGCGCACTACATGGCCCGAGACAAAAGACCTTCCCGAGTTACTTCTCCAACCAAAGCCCTCGCACCTATGCACCCAAGCCTGCCTATGCCATCCGCTACTGGCAGACCCGAGGACTTGTCCCGCAGCCCGTCGATGTATTGGCCGTGATCGAGCGACGCGCCAATCGTTACTATCGAGCGGCTTCCGACGTGAAGGGCACAGTGCGTCTGGCGGACAGCCGGGTAGCCGGTGCCCTTCAGCCAGAACACGAGGAAATCCGGTTCTCTTGGGTCATCACTTCGCCTCCGTACTACGGCATGCGGACTTACATTCCCGACCAGTGGCTAAGAAACTGGTTCGTCGGCGGCCCTGAAGCCGTCGACTACAGCAATCTCGGTCAGGTGCTTCATTCCAGCCCCGAGCAGTTCGCTGCGGATCTGCGTCGAGTGTGGCGTAACGCGGCAAACGTGTCTGCTGATGATGCCCAAATGGTCATCAGGTTTGGCGGCATCACGGACCGGCGAGCCGATCCTCTCGACCTAGTGAAGCTTTCCTTAAGCGACAGCGGCTGGCGCATCAATTCCGTCAAAGAGGCGGGGGCGGCCACAGAGGGTAAGCGGCAAGCGGATGCTTTCCTGCGCACGAAATCCAAACCGATGATCGAGTACGACATCTGGACGACGATGCACTAGTCCCTGGCCAGGTCAGAGGCGTACCCTAGCATTCAGAGCGTAGTTTTAGTGATGCATTGCTGCTCTGTCCACGCTGTCGGAAACGGTTCAAGCACCCGCGCCAGCGTCACCTGTGGCGCTTGCCTGCCGTCCAAGATCGCTTCGACGATGCCGGGCGAAAGCAGCGTCAGGCGCAGGACCCGGGCCATGTAAGTGAAAGCGATCCCCTCACGCTCGGCCAGTTCGGAAATCGACGCGAACTCGCCGGACTCCAGCATCCGCTTCCAGCGAAAAGCGCGCGCCAGCGCCTTTACCAGTGCATTGTCCGGCTTGCGCGTCTGTTCTGCGCCATCTGGCAGCACCATCTCCTTTCTCCCGCCGCGCTTCACGAGGCGGAACGGGACGTGGAGCGTCACCGTGTCGGGGATCGGAGCCCCGCGTGTCATGCTGCGACCTCGATGCCACCGGCCAGCATCTCGCGCGCGAGGCAGCAGAGGCCATCCACGCGGAGCCGGACATTGAGACCGTCCGTGCCGATTTCCACCCGCTCGACCAGCAGCGTCATGATGCGCGCCTGTTCTGCGGGGAAGAGTTCGTCCCACAGCGGATCGATCTGCTGCAGGGCAGTCCGAGCGTCGGCTTCGCTGATATCGGCGGCATGGGCGCGCGCGGCCTTCCATGTCCCCGCCACGATTTCGGGCTGGCGGAACACGGCGCGTAGTTGATCAATGACGGCAGCCTCGATCTCGCCTGCGGGCACGCGGCCCACCGGGCATGATCCGGCGCCGTGCTTCAGCAACGTCTGGCTGACATAGTACCGGTACAGCCTGTCGCCCTTGCGGGTATGCGTCGGGGAGAAGGCCGCGCCGTCTGGGCCGAACAGCAGCCCCTTCAGCAGCGCAGGCGTCTCGGCGCGGGTGCGGGCCGCGCGCTTGCGCGGGCTTTCCTGCAGAATGGCGTGGACGCGGTCCCAAGTCTCGCGGTCGATGATGGCGTCGTGCTCGCCCGGGTAACTCTCGCCCTTGTGCACCGCCTCGCCGATGTAGGCGCGGTTGTTGAGCATGCGGTACAGGTACTTCTTGTCGATCCGGTTGCCGCGCGGCGTTCGGATGCCGCACTTCGCCACCTCGCGCGCGAGTTCGATGCCGGAGCCGATCTCGAGGAAGCGGGCAAAGATCCAGTGGACGTTTTTGGCGGCGTCCTCATCGACCACCAGCTTCCGGTTCTCGACCCGATAGCCGTAGGGCGGCACCCCGCCCATCCACATCCCCTTCTTGCGGCTGGCTGCGACCTTGTCGCGGATGCGCTCGGCCGTGACCTCGCGCTCGAACTGGGCGAAGGACAGCAGGATGTTCAGCGTCAGCCGCCCCATCGACGTGGTCGTGTTGAAGCTCTGCGTCACCGAGACGAAGGTCACGCCATTGCGGTCGAACACCTCGACCAGTTTGGCGAAATCCGCCAGCGACCGGCTGAGGCGGTCGATCTTGTAGACCACCACCACGTCGACCAGCCCGTCCTCGATATCCTCCAGCAGCCGTTTCAGGCCGGGGCGTTCCAGCGTGCCGCCCGAAATGCCTCCGTCGTCATACTGATCGCGGACGAGCACCCAACCCTCGGACCGCTGGCTGGCGATGTACGCCTCGCAGGCCTCGCGTTGAGCGTGGAGGCTGTTGAACTCCTGTTCCAGCCCTTCCTCGGAAGATTTCCGGGTGTAGACCGCGCAGCGCAGCTTGCGGGCGAGCTTCGATTTCTCGGGCGGCTTTGTCATGTCCGCCCCCTATGGTTCTTGAGGCCGAAGAACACCCACCCGTTCCAGCGCGTGCCGGTGATGGCGCGCGCGATGGCCGACAGCGACTTGTAGGGGCGCCCCTGCCATTCGAAGCCATCGGCAGTGACGGTGACGACCTGCTCGACGCCCTGCCACTCGCGCAGCAGCCGCGTGCCGGTGATCGGGCGGTCGCGATCGGCGCGGATGCTCCGCTTCGCCCGGTCGCCGCCGTCAAGTTCCTCGCCCAGCCGTTCCAGCCGCCGGATCGTCTCCGGCTTCAACCCGCCATAGGCGAGTTCCTGGATGCGGTAGGCGATGCGGCTTTCGAGATAGCGGCGATTGAACGGCGGCGGCTCGCTGTCGAACAGGTCGCGCCACTGTTGCTTCAGGTCGGGCGTCGGCGTGGTCTTGAGCGCGGCCAGGCGCGCGGGAGTGGGATCGGGCTTGTTCATGCATTTCTCCGGTGAGTTGGAGTTGCATGACGGCATTGGTCGGGCGGATAGTGTAGGCAACGTTCTCCAGTGTCATCAGATACTTCGCCCCCATCCCGCATCCGCAACCGAACCAGCCCGAGCGCCAGCAGGCCGCACAGCTCGGTGCGGCGCTCTGCGGGCGTCATCTGGTCGGGCGGGAGCGGATTGGGGCGTTTCATGCAGCCGACCGCTCCGCACGGCCAAGAACGGCAGCGGTGATCGCGCTGCGGTTCCAACGGAAGTTCAGATGGCAGTTGGCGGCGTATTTCGACAGGCTGAAATCCAGCCCATTGGCCTCGTGCCCCGCGCGCTGCAGCAGGTCCATCTGTTTCATCGTCGCCGGGTCGTTCAGCCAGCGACGGCTCTTGATCGAGGCGGTGCCCGTCTCGGTGGCGCGCAGGAAATCGTCTGCGGCGGCGAGCGCCTGCACCCGGGTGCCGATGGCGAGCGGCCGGATCGCCCTGCCTTTCGGCTGTCCGAGCGCGTGCCAGAGCGCGCCATCATGGAACACCCCGGCCCAGCCATTGAACCCGCTCGCCATCATCGCCTGGCCGTCGCCATGCAGATCGCACCAGGCGAACGGGGACCGCTCCAGCAGGTCGATCTCCATCATGTCGAAGGCGGTCAGCAGTCGAGCCTCGGCTCGTTCCCGCGTGAAGACGTGACCGCAGAAATCACAGACCGATGCTCCAAGCGGCAATTCGGCCTCACAGGTCGGGCACAGTTTCCATGGTGCCTGGCCGGGCTCAGGATCGTCCTCGTCGAGGGTGATCTCCTGTTCGAGCGACCCGTGCCGGAGCGCCGCGCCCGCGAAGTCGAGCACGACGCAGTCGGTTTTCACGATACCAGGGAAACGCGCGGGATCGACGCGGCGCAGGCCGCGACCGACCGCCTGGATGAAGGTGCCCTTGTGCAGCATCGGGCGCAGGATGCCGATGCAGCCGACCGGCTGGCTATCGAACCCTTCCGTCAGGACCATGCAATTCGTCAGCACCTGCACCTCGCCCCGGTCGAACCGGGCGATGAGGTCGGCGCGCGTCCGCGATGGCATCTCGCCGGAGATCGTCTCGGCCGTGACGCCCGCCGTGCGGAAGGCCTCGGCAACTGCATCGGCATGGTCGACCGTCGCACAGAAGAAGATGGTGCGCCGGTCCGCTGCCTTCGCCTGCCAGTGTTCGACGACGGCCTCGTTCAGGACGGAGCGGTTCAACACCTTGTCTGCCGCGCGCATGTCGAAATCGCCCGCGGTGGCGCCCAGCCCGGCCAGTTCGTCCTCGACGCCGAGATCAATGGTGTAGGTGCGCGGCGGCACCAGGAGACCGCGACCGATCAGCGTGCCGATTTTGAGGTGATAGCCGACATTGCTGAATGTGCGGCGCAGGCTGCGGCCATCGCCGCGACCCGGCGTTGCCGAGAGGCCGAGCAGCTTGATCTCCGGATTGAGCGCCCGGGCCTCGTCGATGATGGACTGATAGCTTTGCGCCGCGGAGCGGTGGCATTCGTCGATGACGAGATGCGAGACTGGCGCCATCCGCTCGCGCCGGTTGGCGCGCGCCAGGGTCTGGACGCTTCCGAAGACGATGCGGCCGTCCCAGTCGTCCTGCTCGGCCTTGACCACCGAGGTCGGCATTCCGGTGACAGTGCCAATTGCGCTGCGGTTCTGATCAATCAACTCGTCGGTGTGCTGGAGCACCAGAACGCGGTCGTGTCTGCGGTGCTCCAGTTCCTCGCCGATGTAGAAACCGGCGATGGCCGTCTTTCCCGCCCCGGTGGGCAGCACCAGCATGGTGTTGCCATGTGCGGCGGTGCGGTCGCGGGCGGCATCGACCGCCGCCCTCTGATAGTCGCGCGGAATCATGGCCGTCTCCCTCAGCGTGCCCAGAAGGGCGCGGAGCCGGAGGACGGCGCGCCCGACTGACCCATGCCGTTGTCCGCAAGCTGCGGGCCCGAGGCGGTGAACTGACCCTGCTGCGGCGGCTGGGGCACGCTGCCCATCACCCGAGCGTATTCGGCATGGTCGGCGCCGATCGCCGCCTTGATGACGTTGCGGCCGGTGTCGTCGGGCTTGTCCTTGTCGCGCTCGATGCCGATGCGCGCCACGAACTCCAGCCCGCTCAACTCGCCGAGGCTGCGGATCATCCGCGCGGCGCGGGCGGCGTTCGACTGGTCATTGGCACGCACGCCGCGGGCGGATTCGAGGATGCCGCGGATCATGGCGCGCCCGCGGTTGCCGTAGGTGTCGTCGCCGGGACCGCCCGCAGCTTTTCCGCGAAAGCCGATGCGCGTGTAGATGCGACGCCGCGCAAACGGTCCCTCCATCACGACTGCCTCGGTGTTGAGGTAGAGAGCCGGGCTCGTCTTGCTCTGGGTCAGCCAGCCTTCCGGGCCCGCGCCGCCGGGGCGGACGGTGAGGCAGACCTTGACCAGCGTGTTGGCCGGGATGAGGTCGAAGGCGGCGTCCTGCGTGTCCGCGCCGTTGAAATCCATGTCGCTCGCCATTGTCATGCTCCTTTCGTCGTCGGGGGATTGGGTGCGGTGGCGGCCGCGGGCAGATCGAAGTTCAGGCGGGCAGCGCCATCGGGGCGCGGACCACGGATCTTCGCCATGAGCCGCCCGAGATGGGCGGGCTCGATCATCGACAACCGGCCGCTGCGGTCCTTCGCGGGCAGGCCGAAATCGTTGATGGTGGTGCAGATGAAGGCTCTGAACGGGTCGCCCTTTTCAGGGCGCAGTTCAGTCAGGGTCACGACTTCGTCGACGATGCCGGGCAATTCGAGGCCGGTCTTCGATCCCTCGATCTGCATCGAGAAGAAAGGCTTGCCGAAGTCGTCGAGCTTGCGGTCGAGAAGACCGACCAGCCAGATGTTCTTGGCGGGCGTGTGCTGCAGGTGCGTGAGCCAGCCGATCATCTCCTGGCCGAGCAACCCGTAGGTCGCGCGGAGATCCGGCTTGCCGGTGCGGTCGGACTGGGCCTGGGATTGGCCCTTGCACCACTGAAGGCAAATGCGAGAGGCGACGGAGATGCTGTCGACAAAGACCGTGTCGTACTTGTCGAGTTGGCTGGCGGGACCGAAGGCCGCGCAGACCCGCGCGAAGTGCCCGGGCCCATAGGACTGGTCGTCCCGCATGGCCGGGTTGGCGCCGCCGATCCAGGCGGCGAGATCGCGGGCGACCTCCCAGTCGCGGATGCGGATCTCGTCGCCGGGCCAGCCCTGAACGGCCAACTCGCCCGCCTCAAGGTTCAGGAAAAGCGTTCGCTGCGGATCGAGGGTCAGCAGCTGCGTGGTCTTGCCGATGCCGGAGGTGCCCGTGAGCACCCCCTTGATGCCGCGCGCCTCGCGCAAGCGTTCGTCGGCCGTGATGATGCGGAGCGGCCCGCCGCCGAAAGGGGCGCTCACTTGCCGCCCTCCAGATCCCGCACAGCGGCCGAAATGGCGATGTCCGCGCCACAGGCGCCCTGGCGGCGCGCCATCTTCAACACGTCGCCAAGCGCACTCGTGAGCCGGTAGAGCTCGGACTGCTGCCGCGCCAGGGCGACAAGCGCGAACTCGATGTCGTCCACGGTGGCGCGCTCGATCGGCACCGCGCGGTTCGGCCTGTCGGACAGGGCCGGAACGTTGATCGTGTCGGGGATCGCCTCCATCCAGCTCGACTGGCGCAGGCGTTTCAGGGGGGAAGTCGTGAACATGGTGATGCTCCGTGCTTTCGTCGGTTGGTGTCCAGGGATCGTCGGGAAGACTGCTGCCGGGCCTGACGCCGCCCTGGAGCTTGCGGTCGGAGTGTTTCCCCGCGTGGGGGTGTTGCATTCCTCCGAGGGCCCGGCATGAAACTTGGTGGAACCGGGTCATCGCCGGTCCTGTTGTCACCTACCGGCGGGCCTCCGAGACTGTCGGGGCGGCGCCGAGATATGCGGCGAGATCAAGCGCCTCGGCGGCCTTCCGGATCGTGCCGAGCCGGGCGTAGACAGTGCTGCGATGGATCCCGAGGGCCTCGGCTGCCTCCGTCGGCGACATGTCGATCAGCGCCAGCGCGACATCCCTGCAGGTCGGTGTCAGCCCCGCGAGAAGGCGCCGGACATCGCGGACCAGCCCGAACGCCTCGTCCGGTGCACGCGCGACGGCGGCGTGGAGCGCCACACTGTCAGGCAGGGTTTCCTCGAGCGGCAGCGTCTCGTCATCGCCGCGACCCTCGGACGGAGTCTCGAAGTCGACCCACGCCCGCTCGGCCCGCAGGCGTTCGGTCGGCGCAGCCAGCGTGGCGATGCGGTTCGCCAGAACGCGATCGGCAAACGTGTCGTACTGACCGCGGGAGGGGTCGAACCTGTCATCCCGGCGATAGAGGTGCAGACGCAGGTCCTGCTTGATGTCCTCGGCGTCCATGCCGGGGACCGAACCTGATCGAGCCAGCCGTTCGGCCCGGATGATGATGTTGCGGGAGACGCGCGAGCGCGCGTCGCAAATGGGGTGGAAACGCTCCATGAAGTTTCGCCTTCGTCCAGGTGGACGGGCACGCGGCCCGAGTGACCGGGACCGGCGAAAATTCGTTGGAGCGGCGGCCTGGGTGGGCTCAGCACAAAGAAAAACCGCTGAAACCCGGTTGGATTTCAGCGGCGTGAGAGGCGAACTTTTTCGAAGAAAATCTTGATGTCAGTCAGCGAATTTTCGTCGAGACTGACCTAGCTTGCCTTGTTGGAGGTCGTCGGCGTTCGCCACGAAACGGGCGACATACTCATCCCCGACAGTGGGCAGCGGTTCTTCTGCAATCCCGAAGGCGGCTCGCAGCACCTTGGAAAGTGCCTGCTTCTGTTTCTGGTGCTTCGAGGTTTCGGTTCTCTTCGCATGATGGACGGGGAGACGGCCGCCCTGCATCGCGAACGCCTTCAGATAAGCCCACGCCGCTTTCGGTTTGCCATTCTTGGCGCTCTTCAGCCCGAGACCATCGGGCTCGAACCTCCGGGTCTCGCCCCGGAAACTCACGTTGACGACTTCATCGGCGACGAAGCGGATTCCGATCTCTTCCCATTGCGCGTCTGTCGGCAGCGCCCAGGCCAGATTGGACACTGCGTTATCCATCCCGCTCGCGACCTGTGCGCGGAGAT